GAATGAGCTACGCCACTGCCCGAGGCCACTGGCCGGATGGGCTTGGGAGCCCCGGAGACCTCTGTCACATCCTTATTGGCCAGCTTGGTCAGTTCAACAGCCATTCTCACCGGCGGTAGGCTAAGAATCCGTTCCGCCTCCTCCAGATCCCCACCCAGGGCATGAATCAGCTTCGGCGCTGCACCGGTTTCGATGGCCGCTGCCAGGAAGGTATTATACGCAATCACCTGGTTCTGATCCGTTGGGTCCACGACCTGCTGGAACTGCTTCAGCCGAGCATCAAACTCCTCTGCTCCGAAAGTCTCGCGTCCTGCGGTTGCCGCATCCGCGCAGGCTTTGTTGAAAGCGTCAATGGCAACCTTTTGCTGGACGCGGGACTCAACCAGGGCATCCAGGTCCTGCTCTTCCGGTTTCACCCCCTCTGGCTTGACCGCTGGCTTCGCCTGCTCCTTCTCCCTCAGCTTGGCTGTCAGGGCAGCAATTCTGCGATCCTTCCAGTCCGGCTTGGCCTTTTCTTCAACCTTTGGCTCTTCCTTGGTTTCTCCCTGGGCTTCGCCTTTTCCCTCAGCCGCTGGCTCAGCCGCTGGCTCAGCCTTGACCTCGGCCTGAGGCTCGGCAGCCGGGGCAGCTTCCGTTGCCCCCTCAGCTGGTGCTGCCGCTTCACTGCCTGGGGCATCTGGTGCCCACAAGGGCTGAGTCCAGGAGGTGGAGTTAATGAGAAATTTCATCGAATGGGTTCCTTTTTCCTGCCTGCTAGTTCAACTGCCGAAGGCCCTCTCGCCTTCCCTTCTTCAAACTTGCGTCCTTGATCAGTGCATCTAGAATGTCCTGTTTTTGCACTTCGTCAAGGGGCTGGGCGAGCATTCCCGCAAGCGTGGCCCTTGCCCCTTCGATGAATTTGCCCCAGTTGCGAGACACCCACCTTTCCTCCAACTGCTTGGAGTTAAGGTCAGGAAACTCAGCTTTCCACAAGGAATACCAATCATTCCTCTGCATCAACTCGGCGTAGACCTCATGAGCCATGCCCTGTGCTGCCCCTGCAATGAGGAAGTGAACGTGGGCCCCGCTTTTTCCAACCTTGTTTGCCATTTTACTTTCCAATACTCTTTCGGATTAGTTGCTTCCAATCTGGCACGTCCTGCGTCTCCCAGGGATACCTCTTCTTCGCCGGGCTTACTCCAAAAGCATCTGCCAGCCCTTTTTCCACCCCCTCCTGCTCCCACCTCTTGGTAACATTCCGGGCCTCGGTTTCGCCTGCCAGATTCTTATAGCCCGTCTCTCCAAGACTCTTCTCAAATTCTTTGAGATAACCATAAAACCGATTGATCTTAGCAAATTTATCCAAGTTCTTATTCGACCAGTCTTTGTACGACAGCCCGGAGTCTTGATACTCTTTAACCAGTGCATTGTAATCTGCAGTTGTCTCTTTGTACCTGGCCTTTGCCATGTCTAAAACATCCGGGTCCTGCGGATTCCCTCCGCGAGCAAACCCCTCCCTCTGCTGAATAGCATGCTGCACTTCATGAAGCGTGGTGCCAAGAGGGTCATATTTGTAATTCTGCCCGGCGTGGGTTTCCACCGGGCTGAGGGAGAGTTCACCTCCTCCAACCTCCGAGTATGTACCGAGGTAACCTGGATCAGTCTCCTTCTTCACCTTGACTTTGGCCAGGTCGGGGTATGCATCAAAGAGGGCCGGGTGTTCCAAAACGTCTTTCAGATGAGAGAATACTTTTCCTGGATACTCACCAACAAGATCACTCGCTTCCTCATGAATCTTATCCCACAGCTCAGGAGGGAGTTTGTTGTACGGAGTGTCTCTTGGATATCCTGCTTCTTCCACCTTGTCTCGCAGAATCTGCTTCTTCTTCGAGGTCCAGTCAATATGTTCCTTGTACTCGTCCCTCACCTTCCCCATATCCAGCTTGGCCTTGGTATCCGGAATCTCAAACCTCCATTTCCCATCCACCCCAGTGAACCAGCCGGTGGCATCGAAAATCTCCCCTTTCGAGTGCCCGATGGCAGCCATTGTTTGGGCTTTCTCCAAAGCTGCCAGATCAGCAGTCTTCGCCAGTTGCCCGCCGAAAATCCCCAGGCTTCCTGGAGCCTTCGGCAGAGCAAACCCTCCAGTCATAGCCATGCCAGCCAAATTCCCCGCGTCGTCTTTCATCCCAGCGGGGAAGGCATCCGGACGCCCGTCAGGTCCAATTTCCACCGTATTGTACCCACCCTGCAGGGCCTTCCTCGGAGCTCCAAGAGCCGCAGCAACAGCGTTGGAGTACTTGACCAGTGCCTTCGCCCACTTCGGAACCTCTGGCAGGGCCTCCCCCCGATCCTCCGGGCCACTCATGGCAGTAAAGCCAGCAGGTGCCCCGGCAAACGGGTCATACTCCACAGGAACCAATCTTGGTGCCATTACACTTGCCCCTTGGCCGCGACTGCAAACGGATCATAGTCCACCGGGGTGAATCTCATCCCTTTTTCCCTCATCATCTGCAGCAGCGCTAGCGCATTCTTGCTCTTGTTCTCATCTGCCGGAGCCTGGGGAGTAGTATCAGCCTCGGCCAGCTGGGCTCCCGCCGGAGCATCTCTCCCTTTGCCAGTCGAGGTCGGCACGCTGCCTTTTCCCTTCCCCTTCAGACTCACCCACTGCCCCGATAGGGCTTCCCAGTCCACCTGCCCGGTCTTGGCATCAGCGGTCAGGTCCCTCCCTGTCTGCCTCTTGTAAGTCGTCTGGGCCAAGTCCCAAGCAGCCTTGTCCTGCGAGTCGGGACTAAAGTCCCTCAAGCCCAGTTTCTTGGCCTCCGCGTCCCAGGTATCCGCGATGAATTGGTAACGTCCTGCGGCAGTGGAGTAATCCCCTCCCTCCAGCGGAACCTTGACCCGAGGATGATCCTTGAAGGAGGAAAACTTCTGCCCGCCAGTTATCGTTGCATAGTCCGGGCTCTCCCCCGAGGCAATATAATCCAACACCTGCTGCTTGGCAAAAAGGGCCGAGAGATCGAGCGGCAAGTTCGCCTTATGCAGAACGGTGTCTCCCATCCAGTCATCCGGGATGCCAGGGAGAGCCAAGGAGGCAGTCTTAGCCATTCTGCTCCACCTTCAGGAACTTGCCTGGGCGCTCCGGGTCCGGCAGGTAATGGTTCCCATCCGGGGCCATTTTCGCGCCTTCCGGCAGCAGAGGTTCGGCAACGCCAGTCCCGGCAGTGCCGCTTGGCTGCCGATTGCCTGTCGGCACTGAGTCAATGTCCAGGTTGTTCTCATTGGCTTGCAGGATTGGCTGCAGGCTCGTTTGCAAAGTCTCCTGCACCAGTTGGTTGATCAGCTGGCGCAAGCCCTGGGGATCGGTCGGGAGGAAATCTGCCATCGCAGCAATCCTCTTCGTCTCCGCTTCATGCACGTCAATATCCCTGGCCTGATCCTTGCCCACCAGCCGAAGCTCGACCTTGGCCTGGCGAGCCAGACTTTGAGCCAACCCTTTCTTCAAGGCTTCCACATTTGCTGCCAACTGCTGAACCTCGGCACTCGGCCCCTGCCCCAAGGCCTGCTGCGGGACCATCCGCTTCAGCCTCTGCCCCGCCTCCTGTGCCTTGTCAAAGTCCATCGAGGACAGCAGCAAATCCCCGACAATGGGAGTCAGGCTCGGAGCTTGGGTCAGAATCAGACTCAAGGCCTCCGTCGTCTGTTCCCTCTTGCTGCCATAGGCCGGGCCAACAGACGGCCCAACAGCATACGCCCCAATCTTAGGATTGAAAACACTCCTTACTGCCTCCATCCCTTCCATCTGTTTCACCAGCAGGGCCTGCTTAGCAGCCGGGTTGATCTCAACTTCCGAAGTGCTCCCATCCTCCCCCACGATCATGATAATCCTGGCCGTGTCGTAGACCTTGGGAATGAGGTCAATCAGCTGCTCTCCTGCAAATTGCAGTGCAGACTCATAGTTGTCCTGAAAATGGAAAGTCGCAGTCTCGCTTTGCTGCTGGCGGAGGCCCACTGCCTTCCCAGTCCGTTCATTCCCCTGCATCCCCATCGAGTTCTGCCACTGCCCGGAGACCATCATCATCTGCTGGAAGGCGGTGTCCATCCCGGCTTGGTAGGCTTGGGACGCATTAGGCGGCTGAGTCCTGGCAGGGGCGGCTAACTCATTTCCCTCATCGTCAATGTTGTTGTAAATGAGAACCGAATGGTTCACCGTATTCGCGGTGTTCCACATGGACTCATATTCCTCAATCGCCTTGGCCGAGGCAATCCAAGGGGTTTTACCCTGCAGTGCAACGAATTCTACTTGGCTACTGGCATTAAAATTTAACATACGTTGAGCATCTTTCATGCTTCGCGTATGCCCCTTTCTGTCCATTTGCCCTTCGATGACGATTTCTTCTCCAACAATTCGAATCAGCGGGATGAATTTGCCAAGCCAAAGGGTCTTGTCAATGACCTGCTCCCCAGCGATGAGGTACCATTCGATCTGTTCCCTCCGGGTTGGCCTCACCTTGGCGAGCGGGGAGTTTCTCACCCCATCTCGGGCATTCGCCGGCAGGGAAGAAAGAAGAATCTCCTTCCTAGTTCCCTGGGAGATAAACGACACCAGCGTGTCGTCAATGTAAACCTTGCGGAAGTACTCGCAGATGCGAACATGATTCTCCGAGACCCAGTCCCCGTCCGAGGCATCGAGGGACAGCGGCTGCTTCCCCACCAGGTCCTTGTATTCCGGGTAAACCTCGTCAAATTCCTCCTTCGGCAAATCATCAAACACAAAGCCGAACTTGGCGTCGGAGCCATTCTTCTTCTGAATGTCAGGGTCAAGGAAAACCGTCAGCGGATCGTTGACCGGCCCGATGTAGATCTCCTGGTCGAAAGTCGTCGGGGAGACATAATCGGTCATCAGACGGAAGTAGCCAATCCCTCCGTCGATCTGAAAGTTGCGGGCAACTGTGTAGGAGGACTGTGCGTCCGAGATCAACTCAATATGCCGGATGATGTCGCGGAACACCGAGGCGGATTGAGGGGAGGCACCCCCGCTGGTCGGAATGACTTTGATCGAGGACTTATTCTTCCTCGCCTGATTGGAGATCTGCAAATTATGCTGCTTCACCACATTCATCGTGAGGCAAGGCTTGGAGTCCGTATCTCGGCTTTGCCGAATGGCGTTCGGCCACTGGTAGCCGTTGTCCGAGTCCCCATTCGCGAACTTGATATCGTCAATAAACCTGGTCCTCGCCGTCCCTTCCCATTCCACGCAGCGGGCGAACCTCTTCTTCGCCTCACGGACGATGGGGTCAACTCCAGCATCGGCGACATCGCTAGTATCAACTGTCTTGGACGACAGCTTAGCATCTCTGTTCACTTAAGCCATCCTAGCCCAGAGTTCCCCATTCCAGCAGTTTTCTGCCAGGCAGCCCTCGCCACTTCCCCAGCCTTCTCCAACCTGCTCAGCGAATCCCCCTTCTTGCTCCTCTTCCCCGTCATCGCCAGAGTCATATAGCGAAGCGCATCCGCCGCATGACTCGCATCATCGTGCTGAGGCTTGTCGGAGAACTGCCCTTCGGTGACCTTATACCGATACCTGCGGAGAGAATCCAATCCCTCCTGGCACTTAGCCTCATCAAACCAGAACTGAGAGAACATAGTCCGCGCGGCATTGATGCCGTCGGTTAGGGAGAGGTTAGGGACCTGGCGGACTCGCGAGTTAGGAAAATGTGCCTTGAATTGTTCCTCGATGCTTAGCTTAGTGCCAAGTCTCTTGGCAAAGCCGTCGTGCGGGAGCCAGATCTCGTCGTAGGTATAATTCCTCTTCTCCAGAACCTTCGCATAATGCGGAATCTCCTCCTGATTGTTCTGGTAAAAGTCAATAATCCTCCACTGCATCGCGACCCGCTGGAAGAACCAGATGGAGGTCATGTCCTTCTTGCCAAGATCCAGGGCGATGGACACCGGCAGGCTCCGGTCCCAGGGAACGCGGGCGATTCGATTCTCCTCCGTCGCTTCGCGAATCTCCTTGGCGAATACCACACCCTCCAGCATCTGGAGGCAATGCCCTTCCCAGACGTTCAGGTAGTAATCGTGGTCCCGCTTGCGGTCCGCCTCTACTTCCTTCAGCAAGGTCGCGGGGAAGAATGGATTATCCTTGTAGGTCATTTTGACCACAACCGTGGAGGCATTCTCCATGGTACCTCCAGCGACCTGGGTTGCCGGGTCGGAGGCCACCTCTTTGACAAAAGTGGAGTAGGTGTAGTCAGTCTCCAACTCTGGATTGAAGGTCATCCAGATCTCGCTGCCATTCTTACGAATGGTAGGGATGAGGACGCCCCAGCTCGCCCGGCTTACCTTTACTGCCTCTTCCACCCAGCAGTAATCCACGCCTTCGTAGGACTTAATCCTCGAGACATTGTTCTTAATCCCCTCGAAGGAGATCGTCGTCCCGTTGGCGCCGAAAATCTTCGCCTGCTGGATGTCGTAGAACCCAGAGAGCCCGAGGAGCTCAATCTGGTCCGACAGCAGCTTATGGACGGAGTCTGTGATGGAATTCTGAAACTCACGGGCGCAGAGCACCCGGATGGGACGTTCGGTGCCCAGCAGGAGCAGGGCCCGCGCCACACCCCAGCTTCGTCCAGCTCCTCTTCCTCCATACAGCACCTTATACCTCTTCGGCTTGAAGAGCGGGGCCAGGACCTCGGGGAAGCTCGCATCAACTAGGGGCATGGGGGGCTTCGCCGGAGGAGGGGAGAGGGGGGAATGGTTTGCTAGTCAAAGGTGGGAGAGGGGGCTATTGCCCCTTCCCCCAGTTTGCGCGGCTTCGCCGCTTGCGTTACAACTCCGAGGTTGCCAGGATCTTCCCGCTACCGCCGTTGGAGTACAGCCAGCTGGCCACCCCCGCTGCCGGAATAGTGGTCGCCGTGCAGTTCACCAGGACGTTGAGCGGATTGCTCGCAGTCGAGGCCACGGTGGCGGCATTTGCCAGGGCAGTGCAGGCACCCAGAGTCGCCTGAGTGGTGGAGGTCGGGCTGGCAAAGCCGGTGGTATAGGTCACCGTCGGTGCGATTCTCATCTTCACCGGGAACTGCACCAGGCAGTTGGTATGCGTAGTGTCAATCGCCGCGCAGGGAGCAATCGGGGTGATCGTCGCCGACTCGTCAATCTCGTAGTAGTACGCCTGCTGCAGCATCTGCTCGACCTCAGCCGGGCGGTGCTCGTAGGCCAGAGTCTGCTGGGCAGCCGTCGTCGAAGACGTGGCGGCGACAGCAGCTGGATTGGCAGCAAGCTGCATGGCAGCCAGCTCGACAAAGTCCGTCGCACCAGCGGTACCAACTGGGGTATAGCAGATCTTCACCCCAACCTGAGTCGCAGTGACCGGGATAGTGGCCACGGCGGAGTACTTGGTCCAGGTAGTGCTGATAGTCGTTACCTGCGCCGCACCGGCCGTGTACCCCGTCCAGCTACCCGTGGAGAAGTTGGCCGCCGACTCATTGCTGCCTGTGCCATAGGCAATAGTCGCCGTGATGTTGCTGCCGGCCGCCGAGAACGTGGCACCTGCCAAGGCCCGGAACGAGAACTCCGCGACCTTCCCCTGCAGGTTGATCGAGTTGGCAGTCGTCAGCACCTGGCCGAAGCATACCGGCAGGACTCCGGTCTGGGCTGCCGTCCGTTGCACCCTAGCAGATGCCTGGTAGGCAGTGGTGATGTCGCTTGCACCAGTCTGTTTGGAGACGGTGAAGGCAGTACCAGTGCCCGAAAGGCCCCACCAGCGATCCGCGGTGTAAAGCAGGGCAGTGGTAATGCTCGCCGAAGTGGTGCCTCGCTGCCAGAGGTTCGTCCCGAAGTCCCCGCCGATCAGCAGGTTCCGCCAGGTGCCCACGCTGCCAGCGACATACCCTGCAAGCTGCTTGGTCGTCACCGCCTCGCTCGCGGGATTCAGCCCCGAGGTCAGGTTGGTGTCCATCGGGATCGTCTCGACCCCCGTCATGGGCAGCGTGGTGGGATACTGGCTCCCACCCACCGTCGGTAGGCCATTGGTGAAAAGTCCTGCAGCCCCAGCTGCCGAAATAAGGCCAAGGGCAAGTGCCCCAGCCAGCAGCAACGTCTTGATCTTAGTCATGTTGACTGGTCTCCTTGGCCCATCGGGCCAATCTGGCAGCAAAGTGGCTGCCGCACTTGAGGCCGAAGGCCCCTTTCAGCAGGAGCAATGGGCCACTGCCGATTTCAAACTAGTGTCCCCAACAGGCCCACCCTTTTGCAGCGGGTCGTCGCGGGTCAGAGTTTCCTGCGAGGTCTTGCCCTGCGGCAAGGGCAGGGCGGCCAGGACACTGGCCGAAGTCTTGGGCTTGCCAGCAGCTGCTGTCATCTCCCCAGGTCCTTCTTCAGCTCAGCACTGCCTCGGCCCCCACCCAAATTGCTCCAGGCATTCCCACCCTTCGGCAGGCCGAGATTCCGGCTCGGCACGCTCATCTGAGCGGCCTCCACACTCGCCCCAGCGGCGCTGCCCGGCGAAGCTGCGAGAGCAGGACCCTCGCGGGTATTCGTCTGCGGATTACTCACTTTCAACATTCCAGTTCTCCTTACTGCTGCTGCTTGGCCCGTAGGGCCATTCCCTTCACAATAGGCTCGAAAGTTCTGCCGAGGGAACCCCCTTACGTCTCGTCCTTCGTGACGGTGGGATTAGGGGCAAAGCCTGCCAAACGACTTCCCTCCCGGCCAAGGCAATTCCTAGGGCAGAATTAAGGTCCCCAACTATCCGAAACGGGATGCCGGGGACCAGGGCCTTGCAGGCCACAATTCCAAAGACCTTCTTTCCAGTCGCCGCCTCCAGCACCGGACGGTACAGTTTGGAAATCTGCGAGTGCCCCTCCGGAACCCAGGTATACTTTACCTCCACCACTACCAGGCCTTGGGGCAGCTCCAGCAAGAGGTCCGTCTGGCAAAACCCCTTTCCAAAGGAATCCTCAAACTCCCACCAGAGCCCAGCAGCTGCCAGCGGGAGGCTATCCCCCAGCTGTCGTTCATACCTCAGCCCTGCCCCTTTTGCCCCTCTTGCCCTGCTCGGCCCAAACGGGGCTTTGCCCGCTGGCTTCGCCCACCGCAGGTGTTCAATTACCCGATGCGACAAGTCCACCCTCCCGCCTAGCTTCTCCACTCCAGGCCTCGCCCAGAATCTTCTCCTGCTTAGTTGGCGGGATGTACGCATCATACAGCCGATCTACCTTTGCTGCCGTAATCCTAGCGTCAATCTTGATATTCGCGGCATCCACCTTGAGAGCCGAGACATCGGACTTGAGCCCAGAGGTATCAACCTTCACCCCCGCCACATCTTGCTTTACTTTCTCCAGGTCAGAATTAAGACCCTTGACCCCCGCCTTCACCTCCTCCAGAGCCTTGGCCTGCACTTCCTGGGTCGCTTGCACCACAGCATTGTCCACCTTCAGACTCACGAAGAACCCAATTGCCGCCAGCCCAAGAGTAAGTCCCTTCAACACATCCTTCCAATTGGCCAGAAGCCATCCCACCGTTTTCTCAAACGTCATTGCCATTTCTTTTCTTTCCACCTTTGCCTCAAGAAGAAAAATGGCCCTATTCGGGGAGGGCCAGGATCGCCAGGAAGGCTACTTGACCGGATCGACTTTCTGCCCTTCCACTACCTTCGGCTTGTTGAAGAAGGTCCGGAGGACTCCAATCAAAAAGGCAAAGGCCGAGACCAGGATGATAGTAATGGAGTTCTGCAGATCCTGCGGCAAGGTGAAACCAAACTTGGTCTGAAGCCAGAGGACCAGCGCTGCTACCATGGCTCCTGCCGCCCAGTTGATCTTACTCGTCAGTCCATTCAGCACATAGTCGATAAATTTGGCCTGCATCCAATTCACTCCTGAGTTGGGGGCTGTCGCCCCAGGGAAAAGTTTTGCCAGAGTGGCAGCAGTTGGTTGGCCGGAGGCTTCCAGCCCATTTGCCAGTTGAAATTTCTTCACCGCAGCCAGGGTAATCGGGCCGAAGTCTCCATCCGGGCCATCTGGCCGCAGGTCATACCCTAGCCAGACCAGCCGCTCCTGGATTCTCCTCACCCAGGCCTTCTTCTCCTGCTCAATCATGCTGCTGCCGCCAGAACTGCGCGGGCGTACATCGCGTCGAAAGTGGTTGCGTCTTGGGGGCCAAAGGATAGGGCGAGCTTGCGGGTGTACGCATAAATGTTGCGAGATGACGTTGTACCTAGCCCAGCGAGTGCCACTTGTGACAAAGCAGGGAAAGTCGCAACGGTGTCAGGCGTCGGATTGCTGCCGCCAACAATGCGTCCGGTTATAAAATTTGGCCCAAAAGAGAACGCCACCGTAAAAACGCCGGGCGCTGGGAATGCGACAATATTCACCGAGCCTTGCGACACTGTTGCCGCTACCATTTCTGCAACTAGATTAGCGCCGTTGCGGTAGACATCCAGACGATTGCTTGTGGTGCCATCGGTGAAAGAGCAAATGCGCTCAAGATCATTCATCGCACCAAGCAAGTTCACCTGCACCAGCCCCGCCACCCCCGTCCCCAGCCTGCCGGTGAGGTCGATAACCTGCTGGTTGCCGTTGACGGTGGCGGAGGCAGATGTGGTGACAATTGGCGGGGAGGCGAATGCGCCGAGTTCATACTGAGCCTGCCATATAGATACATCACAGCTTGGGCCTGCAATCTGCAGTTTGCCGCTGGTACTGGCTGTCGTATACGTAAACGTAAACCTTTGCCATGATCCGGTGACATTCATAGTACCAGAACCAACAGCATCGTCGCCAATTGTCAGCGTTTTGCTTGAGCCATCGTTTGTTTTTGCCCAAACGCTCATTGTATATACCGTGGCAGAAGCCACCGTAAATAACTGCTGACGTATTGCAAAATTACCAGCGTTGACAAACACAAGGCGGTCGGCAGTCAACGCACCGTCTGGTGCAGTTGCATAGTCAGCCGTTATTGTTACCGAACTGCCGGCGCCCGCAGACGTATTCCATGCCCCATTGTCGATCTCCTGCGAGCGCAAACACAAATTCGTCCGCGTCGGCACCGTCTGCAACCCGAGGTCTGTCCTCGTCAGCACATTGGCGGCATAGGGCAGGTACAGCCCAGAGGAATCCGGCTCATAAATCGTCTGCCCATGAGTGTCCGTCGGATTCGGCAGAATCCCGACATCCTTAACAAAGTCCCGCCAGTAAGTCCCCAGCGCCCAGCTCGGAGTATTCCCACCCAAGGCCGGCCGCAAGAGTCCATCCAGCCGAGCGTTCAGCTCCAACCTCTGCCCCAGCCCTCTCATTTAAGTAGCCAACTTCCAGGCAGCCTTGTCTCCCGGCCTGCCAATGAGGTCTCGAGTGATCCCTGCAAAGACTACCGTGAATGGGCCGTTGACCAAATCCGGCGTCTGTCCAATGGTCACCAGAATGTCACTCGAGGAGCAGAACTCGAAAACCGGCCAGCTCTTCGTCTGCGGCAATGCCGCCTTCGTCGTTGCCACGCTGGCCGCTGGCTGTTCCGACCAGACCATGTTCCCGAAGAGTTCTGCCGCAAGGTCGGGATACCCGCAGGCAATATTGACGACAGTTAATGCCATTTCTTAGTCCTCTTTCTTTGAGATTGGAGCCCCTTTTGGGGATAGGAAGACTCGGCGAACGTTCCCTGGTTGGCTGACACGCCAGGGTGACCGCCTCGCCGCCAGCAACGGGCTCTTGGCCTTGCGGACGATCGTCACGGAGTCAGACTGGTTCCCCCCAAGAATATGGAAATGACTGTCATCTTCCCCAACGTAGAGGGAAACATGCCCACCTTTCCCCCTCGGGAACACCAACACGTCTCCCAGCATGGGAGTGGCAACTGCCGTTCCCCACTCGGCCCAATTCCTGGCCCACAGGGGATTCCCCTCCGGCTGATAGGGCCACCCCGCCCGCTTTGCTGCAACTGCCATGGCGAGCCCGCACCAGGCTACCGAGTCTTTCTTGTAGCCCGAGACTCCGACCTCCTTCGCCCAGGCCAGAATGACCGGGTTATCCCTAGTCCCCGGAGCCTCCAGAGTCCCAAAAATGCCAAGCATGGCCTCCAGCATCCTCGGCCCTGGCTCGACCCAGAGCCACTCGTAGCCGGGCTTCGCCAGCGAGGTCATTTCTTATGACTCACAACAGCAGGCTTGGCGGGGGCAGGAGCGGCTTTGCCAGCTGGCTTGGTTTCTTCCTTTTTCTCTTCCTCTTCCTTGACCTCCTCCTCTTCCTCCGAGCCCTCCTCCAAGGTTTCATTCACAGCTGCTGTTACAGCTGGCGGTACCTCTGGTGCCGGCACCATCGGCTGCTGCTGCATATGCTTCATCACTTCGTCCCAGTTCGCAAGATCAACCATTTCTCATCCTTCCGAGGCTTTGCCTCTCATTTCCGCTCCGCGGAATGTCTCCAGCCCATAGCATGAGCCTCCTCATGCATCCGGACTGCCCGCAGGGTCGGGCCGCTCAGCCCAGGGCAAATGTAGATGTTCCCGCTGCTGAGGCCATAATGGCCTAGGACTTGGACCTGCGTTCCTGCAAATCCGCCAATGGCTTGCATCAGCGTTGCATCCGGCGCCCAGCGGAACGGCATCCTTGGTTCATGCTGGTAAGCTCTGGGCGGGAGGTGGACCCTCCAGTCCACCTGATTCCTGCATCTCGTCCCATCGTCAGCCAGCCCTGGCGAAGCCGCCAGGAGGAAAAGGGCAAGGGCCGCCAGCCCGCTCTTGCTAATACTTGGCATAAGAGACAAACCCCGTGATGTTCCCCGTCACCGCTGTCAGGCAAAGGGCATTGGCGGAGGCCGTCCTCAGCAACGAGCCGTTGGCGGCACTAATCGCCAGCGAAGCATTGGTTGCCAGGGCCATCGCCCCAGTCAGATCTGTCGTACCCGTCCCGCAGTTTGCTCCCGTCCCGTAGACAAACTTGGCGGTGCCCGCGAGGCTTTCAGTCAGGACAAAAGAGCAAACCCGAATGACCTGGCTTGCCGTCAGGGCAACAAGTTCCGTTGTTGCTGCGGCTGTGACGTTGATGACTGCCGAGTTGGGGCAGGTGAACTCGCGGTCCCAGGTTGAGCCGTTGTAAAGCTGGTTTCGATCGACAGAAACTAGCCCGTTGTTTGAATTGGTTTGCGCGTCACCGGACGTTACAATAGCTGCAAATGTCAGGGCAGATCCAATAGAAACGCTTAGCGCACCGACGTTATTGCACAAAAGGTTAGCGCGCTGGCCGTCTGACGAAACAGGCGGACTTAAAGCGTAAACGCACCCAATCTTTACCGGGTTTCCGGTATCAGCCGCCCCACTCGCGACGTTGCCCTGCGTATACACCCCATTGGTATCCCCACGCATACGATCCCAGGAAGCCCCATTATACAACCAAGGAGCAGTCCCAAGGAAGGAGAAATTCCCCGCACTGTCGGAGAACCGTCCGAGAATTCCACTGTTGGAAACCGCATCCGAACCGTTAGCCCGGTTGGCGTAGATGGTGGCCCCGCCGGTTACCGAAGAGATCGCGCTGACGGTCTGGGGTGCTGAGACGATGGGGGCGCCATCGAGCCCGGCGTAGTAGACATCCCCCGAGGTCCCGGTAATACTTAAGGCCGAGGTCGCCACTACCCCGCTGGTAGCGCAGTTATAGTATTGCCCTGGGGCCAGAATCACCGAGGAGTTCTTCGTGGCGGCTGCTGCCAACCCATTAAACACCCACATAGTGTTGGTGCCGTTGTTCTGAATCCCGCAGTTCACGCGGGAAGCCTGGGCGGACCAAATGTCCTGGAAGGTGTTGGTGACGGCAATGGAACTGCTGGCATTGGTCGTCTGGCGCGCAGCAGGGACAGTTGTCGTAATCGCCTGGGCGAAAGCCAGCTGAGCCCCGGCCAGGAAGAGGAAGAGGGCCAGCAGGACCCTGGAGAACATTTTCATTTGGAATTTCCTTCTTCAGGAGAAAGGCCGAGGGCTCGCTTCGCCCAATTGTACACTGGCCGAAGCCAAATCATCAAGGCAATGCAGCCCGCTGCTGGGGCCCACAGGATTGAGGGCAGATTTGCCTGGAGGCAATCCAGCAGCCAACCATCCGTCCCACCGAAATCATGCACCTGGCAGCATTGTGTAATTTGCGGGAAGAGGACCTGGAAAAGCCAGAACCCAGTACATCCATCGGATATCAATTCTGCCCCCTGTCGTCAATCCAGCCAACAGTTTGCAATCTCGCGGTGAGACTACCGTCGGAGAAGGAAAGGCGATACCGCACTTGCCCCGAGGTATTGGTTCTTACGCTAATCTGCGAGTTATCCCCCGTCGGTCCATTCGGAATATACCCGCCGCCCACCGTAACCGCCGTCACCCCAGGTGCCGTGTCAGTCTGATCCAGTGCCGTCACCAGCATATAGCTCGCCGCGGATTGATCCGTATCGTTAAGCCCAGCGGTCAGCACCGCCTGGACTCTAATCCCCAGCGGAACGGTCAAGGTTGCCGTGATTGCTGCTGTGCCAGGATTGGCCGTCGCCACATCCGAGGTCTGCACTACCCAGTAGAAGTAGTCCCCGTTCTGGAAATACTGCAGAATCGTGCCGCCACTTCTGACGACCGCCCCAACTCGCCGATAGTAAGTGTAATTGGCCGGTTTGTTCGCGCAGGTGCTGCTGGTATCAAACCCTGCGTCAACGACGCCGGTATCCGGCCGCATAATCGCGCAGAGGAAATAGGTGGTATTGGCAATCGCCCCGGAGAACAGGCCCCCCTGATTCGTCCCCACTGCCCAGGCCGCGTCCAGCCTCTTGGTAATGGCCGAGGCTGAGGTGATATAGGTAACATTGGTGGAGTCAGTTGCCTGCCCCGCAGCAAAGGTAATGTCGTTGACCGTATCTGCTGCGTTGGAGGTCCCCCAGCCCCACAGTTGGCCGTAAACAGGCCCTGGGGTAAATTTCTGCGTCGCAGTCCCATCCCCCACGGCAATTTGATTCAGATTGGTGTCCCACTGGATGTCGCCTTCGGCAGTGGGGGCCGGAGCGGCCGATTGCTTCAGAACAATGGTCGAGGTTGAGATTGTTGTCCCGGCAATGGTCCCCCCAGTAATCGCCACACTGGCGGCATTCTGACTCGCCATTGTCCCCAGGCTTGGGGACATGAGGTGCAGAACCCCCAGGACCGAGTCATAGGTCGCTTGGTAAACTCCGCCGACGACAATTTCCCCTCCGGTCAGTGCCGCAGGCCCCGCAGTTGTTTCTTTATAAACCGAGAGCACATTGCTCCCGACCTGCAGAGTCATCGCGGCCGAGTTGGTGAACCCGGCCAGCCAGGCAATCTGGCTTCCCGCAGTCAGGGTAAAGCTGGAGACGACGACCTCCTGGGCGTTGCCGCTGCCAGTCGAAGTCCCGCCCCACGCCGGGAAAGGTCCGGCAATGCCAGAGGTCAGGGCGTCCCAGATGGTATTGCCGAAAACATCCTTGAGGACCTGGCGGTACGTCCCGCTGCCGTAGATCAGGGCTTCCCCTGCGGCATCCAGCACCACTGGGTTAGTATTCAGGACTGAGTTCCCGGAGTCCTGCCAGGTATTCTTGAAAGTCGTGGTGCTTGGGACGTACATGAAAACCTGGCCCGAGGCCAGAGGATCGCCATTCGCATCCAGGAACTGCTGCTTGCCGTTCGGCAGCAGAGTGGAGGTCTGGGCAACCGCTGGCCCCCCGCCTGCGAGGACTAGAAGCCAGCAGGCTAGCGCCAGGGCAGAAAGAAGTTTCGAGAATCTCACTCCTGATCCCCTTCGACTGTTGAAAACTCAGCATCCACCACCGGCAACTCCGTCCTCAGGTCAGGCATTACGGACCCGCTGTCACCGGGCTTCGCCCGGAGGTCCTCCTGGGGCTGCGCCGAGACGAACTTGACCGAGATGTTGACTCCACCGCCAGAGGCCCCGCCTCCGCCAAAGGCATTACCTCCCCGCTGGAGCGGCTTGACCAGGGTGAGGTCCGCCAGTTCCATAAGCTCCCGGCGAGACCAGCCTTCGGGTTCGTCTGAAAGGCGTTGTTGCAACTCGTCAAGCGTTTGAATCCCGAGGGTCTTCATTCTCTCCAAGACATCCACATGGGTCTGTTCCACTTGCAGGGCGTAGTAGGCCATCAGCTCACGGAACGCGGGGTCTGCCTTGAGCTGGGAAATGTAGGCATTGTTATAACCGGTAAGGAAGGAAACCTGGGCCTCATGCTCCCCCTTGGCCAGCAACCGGGCTACCTGGTGGTGCGCGTGTCGCAGCTCCTTCACCGTGGCAACATTCCCCCGACCGACTGACCGTCCATTGGACACTGCCTCAATATCGCCCATTCCCAGCTCGCGGGAAACTGTCATGCTGGCAGGTATGGCCCGGCGGCCTTTTGGCAAGGCTGGGAAGGTTAGCTCAGAAAGAAGGTCGTCCATCAGGTTTGCTCCGCAGTCGCAAGGAAGGCCAGCCAGCACAGTGAGGGAGGAGGGACACCGGTGTCTGCTGGCTGGCCCCGCAAGGAACCCTTCCGCTTGCACCACCAGACTCGCGTGCGGGCGCGAGGAAGTCAAGAGAAAAGGCCCGCAAGGTGCTTGCGCCGCGTGACCGTGGGACTAGTGTTTGCGAAGCAAGGAAAAGAGAATGGGGCTTCGCCCCTGGTGTTTGGAAAGGGAAAGAAAAGAGTGGGAGGGGTGTTTGCAGAGAAAATATGTCTGGGGCCTCATCCCCCTCCCCTGGGCTCAACTCTCAGGCCGGTCCCCCCGGCGTTGCGGAGAAGGAATCCTTTTTGCCGGGCAAGAGGATGCGGGGCCGAAACCCCGCAACGCCTCACATGCGACCGGAATTGTCATCCATGAACGATCGCTCGGGGTTCTGTATCCAGAACGCCATGACAAGAGCTTGCCAATTGGCAAGGGAAAGCCCGGAATATTCCCGGTCGCTTGACCCCGTGAAGTAATCGGGTTGCCAAAGGCGAAGGGCGGCGAGGCGACCCTCGGGGGAAAGCGCGGCAAAGGGAACGCGGGGACGAAGGGCGGAGGGATTGGTGACGCGCGACATGGGCGGGGCTCCTTGGATTGACCATTGAACCCTACTCGCTTGCGGGGACGATTGCAAGAGCTTTTTGCAGTGCACCGCAAGGCAATAGGAAGGGCGCGGGCGGCCGAGAATGCTTTTGGCTACTACCCTACCGGGGCATTGCCGAAAGGCCCTCCACGGGCTTCCTATGGCGGTTTCTCGGCCCTTGGCATTGCCACAAGGCGACAAACAAAAACCCCGGCATTGCTGCCGGGGCTATTGCTTCACGAGGCGGCATTGCCGCGCTTGCGTTCCGCCGAGTCGGGGACGGGGTTGGATACCGTCTCCCTATCGGGCTTTTCGTGATTAGATGCCAAGTGCATCCGCATCGACGGTTTCGACTGCACCGGCCTGAGCCTTAATGGTTTCCGCCTTCTTAGTGGCCTCGCGAATTGCCTTCTCGGCTTCCTTGGTGATGCGCTCCCCTTCCTTTTCAATGCGGGTTGCGATCATCTCGTCAAGGGACTTCTCCGTCCCATTGGCGAAGCGAACCTTTTCATCCTTCTTCGGGGCCTTGATCGAATGGGTCGCAAGAATACCGAGCACTTCCTTCTTGGCAATCGAGCGGACCATGGTGTCAAGCGGGGAGACGCGAGGACCGGCCGAGGCACGGGTTCCGATGGTGCCTTCCGTCAGGGCCGCAATGCCGGACTTGACGAGTTCTGCCATCTTGTCCGAGACCGCCTGAGCGTTCGCTTCCTTCCAAGCAGTGCAAGTTGCCTTGTCGTCCGAATTCGCCTGGCCTTCACCCTTGACCCAGGAGGCCAACTTGGAAGCCTGTTCATTGCCCAGGAAGTGAGTCAGGCCACGGGACAGCAGGGCGGAGACGGAGGCCTCGGGGAGGGTGGTCGTGTCGACGGAATAGTTGCCGTATGTGATAGTGGACATTTGGTTGGGTTCCATTTTGGTTTGTCGGGACCGGCCAATCCGTTCCCATGAATTGACCATACTCCTTCCAACGAGCATTGCAACACTTATTTTAGGCCTTCGGCCATTTTGTTTGGCGGCCGATTGGCCGAGCCTTGGCTTGCCGGTCCCGCGTACGCGCGCACACACGTACGCGCGCGTGCTCTTTCTTGTCGGGCGGTGCCGGGCCCCGGCAATCCGGCCCAACGGCATTGATCCCCGGCAACAATCCCCGGCAACAAACGGACCCCGCCTTGCTTGATCCTCCCTACTCCCATCGTCCGTCGATCGTGGCCATCTTTGATCATCAAACTTGCCCACGCGGGGGTAACCCACGCTTTCCCTTCCTCTTCTTCTTTCTTAAGAGAGAGTATATTAGGAGAAGGAAGGAAACTGAGAAAGGAAGCCTATACCCCCGTAAGCGTGGGACTAGGGACAATGAAGCAAGGGGGGGTCCGTTTATCACCGGGCATTATCAACCGGGATTGTGCGCGCGTCCGCAAGCGGCCGTCCCACGCCATGCAACGGCATCGCCATAATTCCGCCACATTCGGGGTCCATTGTTCGATGGTCAACCCCTATCCCCGAGTTGCTTTGCAAAGGCAATTTTGGGATGGGACTCTATCCCGTCAACGCGGCAAGCGTTTACTCTTGCTATTGCGGCGGTGCCGCAAGAAAGATGACGAAAATGGTTGATATTCATGCACTCGACGCAAACCGCATCTCCGTCAAACTCCGTGACGGGGAAACCAATGCCAAAGTGCCCCGGACTCCTTTCAACCTAGAGTCCGCAATTGAAGCGCTTGCGGGCGAGGCCCTTGACCTTAACGGCCCGGAAAGCCTTTACCGCATCACGGGGGCAATCGCGGCCCTTTACGCGGCGGACAAGGGTTCCGAGAAAGGCAACACGCCAATCATCGATTGCGCAACGGAGTTGCTAATCAATATGAAATTGCCCGAAAACATGCCGGGCTCTTTCGTGGCAATTGAAGTGCTTTCTTCCCTCCGGGATATGGAATTGATCGACGGAGGGGAAATCGACGACGACATCAAAGTCTTGACCGCCGCGTAAGCAAAGACTTTCTATCGGAGAGAACGGACCGCGCCAGTCAAGTCCGTTCTCTCTTCCTAGCAAGTCTACCAGTCACCAATCAAAACCATCACGAGGGCAAAATGACCAAACCAATCCTCTTCCGAGACCTATCCATCAACGACACTTTTGATTTCATTTCCGGCAATAACAACTCCTTTCACCGCCGGTGCATGAAAATCTCCCCTCGCAAGTACCGCACCATCGAGCGCGGAATGATCCAGGTTTTCACCATTGGGGCAATCGCCGCGCGGGTTTACCACGTGAACCAAGAGGAGCAGGTCTGATGCCAGTCAATCCAAACCTTTCGGCAATTGCCGCGAAAATCCGAGCCCTCCAGGCCAAAACGACAGCCAGCGGTGCCAGCGAGGCCGAGGCCCTTGCTGCAGCCCTCAAGGCCCGCGAGCTGCTGGACAAGTACCAACTCGACATGACGGAGTTCGAGATCAAAGAGGAAGGCACCAGCCAGCAGGCAGCACCTTCCGACCGGCAGGGCATTGCCTCTAGGCTCGCAAACGCAATTGCCTCCTTCTGCTCCTGCAAGGTCTGGACTTCCGACAACAGAGCAAAAATCCAGTACCTCGGCCTCCGGTCCGACTCCGAGTTCGCCTCCTGGCTAACCACCAGCCTCTCCGGTTTCTGCCAGTCAGCAGCCTTGGACTATTCCCTCTTCTCCTCCGACGGCGCAGACCCTGCCTTGGTCGCTTCCTTCCTCAACGGGACTATCCAGCGGATTAATACAAGGCTGAAGGGAAATCTCCCGGCCACAGGCACCAGCTTAGTTGTCCTCAAGAATGCCCTAGTGGAGGAGGCTTATGCCAAGCTCAACCTACGCCTGGGCCAGGGACGGGCGGTTTCCTACACTTCCAGCCGGGCAGATGCCTTCGCCGCAGGCCAGGCAGCAGGTGACCTGGCCTCCTTCGGCAAGCCGCTTTCGCCAGGCGGCAGCCAATTGGCAATCGGAAGGGGCTAAGGCCCCTCTTCTTCTTTCTCCTCCCTCTTTTCCAAAAAGGAAAAGCCAAAATGGTCTCTTTCGCTACAATCGAGCAAGGAGCTAGAGCAGGGGAACTTGTCCCCGCAATCGAGGTTAATTCTAGCATTAACCTTCAGCACTGTCCTGCTCCTGCAAGACAGCAGCAGACCTACGGGCACGGAGGGGAAGCCCTCCCTTTCCGCCATGACCGAATAGCCATAATTCCGCCACAATTCCCCGGCATACTACCAGTTCAACCAATCGAGGGCCCTCATGCTAACCTCCAGTCAAAACGCCATTTCCCTCCTCCTCCAAGTCAAGCAGGCCCTTCGAGCGGAGACCTGGTACCAGGGAGGGGTGATTTCGCCAGACGGCAGTGCCCTCTGCCTGATTTCCCATTTGACCCAGGCCAGCGACTCCTTCCCCCAGGGCACCTATGACCTAGCCTACGAGGCGCTTCGCAGGGTGCTGCGAGGCAAGACTAGCAAGGCCCGGCCTACCGGCTGGTGGAGCCTAGGACGGTTTAATGACTCCCCAGGCACCAAGCTGCAGCATGTCCACCAGGTCTTGGTTGAGGCAGCGGAGTTGCTTTCGCAAGGCAGCAGCCAGCCCGAGCCCGAAGAAACCATCTCAATCCGAGGAGCCTGACCCATGACCTACCATTTCGTCATTTCCTCCGGCCTGCCGGACTTTCTTCCTAACTCCCAGCAGGTCTTCCAGGCATACTCCATCCCCGAGGCAAATGCCATCATAGAGGAGGAAATCTCCCGCTGGTGCGAGGACGGCCTGGGTCACCGAGCCATTGATTTCCATGGCATCGGAGGAAACTATCCTGATGCTTCCCAATGGTCCTGGATTCTGGCCTTCGCCAACCAGGGAGGAGAGGAGCTAACCCTGCAGGGCCTAACGGAGCAGGAAGCCAGCGAGTGGGAGGAGCAGGAGTCATGAGCCACGAGTTGAAAGACCGCTTCCTCCCCCTCCACCTCCGGTTTCCAGTTGAGTACGGGGCGTTGAAGGCACAGGGCCACTCACCTGCCAAGGCGGTTGAGATCCTCCTCGATGCAACTCGCGGAGACCGGCTTGCAAGGGCCCGGATTGACGGGATTTGCCGCCTGGAGAAAGTAATCCCGAGCCAGAAGTGGAGTCAGCTATGAGCCCCAACCTTGACGCGGAGTGGCTGCGCGAGTTTGCCTCCACCTGGCAGGACAATGGGATGAAAACCAGACTTCTGGCAATTGCCCAGCACCTCGCCAGCATGGAAGAGAAGCTAGCCGCAGCGGAAGCTGCTGGAAGCTACCAGGAAGGCTACCTCGCAGGCCAGGCCAGTGCCTTCAAGCGAAGCAACCTGGTTGACAGCCGCCAGTTAGCAGTCAAAGATGGAAGGGTGATCGTGGACTCTCTTGCGGCAACCAAGGTTGCCAGGAAAATCCCTCAAGGGGTCTCAGGTCTGGCAGCAGCACCAGCCAAATCCAAGATCATCGATGCTTCCAGCGCGAAACGCAAGCCCGTCAAGCGGGGCTGGGGGCTGGACTCACTGGCCTGACGGCCGAAGGCCCGGCATTGCCCCTTCGCCCACCTTTGACCATCAAACTCGCCCTTTCCGGAGTCTCCCCCAATGCCCCTCGAGTATCCAGTCAACATCACCCAGGTCCACGAGACGACCACCACCATTTTTCTCAGAGAGAAAGATCTCAAGGCCATTGTCTGTGAGTGGTTTGCAGAGCATCATGGAGTGCTCTTCACCACGGAGGACTGTTCTTTCCCTGCCATGGAATGGATCACGGTCGAGATGCTTATTTCCTTCACCTCCAAAACCGAAACTAGGGGCTAAGGCCTGCGCGATGGAGGACAACATTACCTACATCCCGGCCCTTCCAGCCGAAGCCGCCAGCGTGGCCCTCTGCTTCCCAGCCGAGCCGAGCCTTCTCCTCACCCTCGTGGCCGAGAAACATATCCCAGCCTACTCCGCCTGGCTCTGGGCCTCCCCCTCCGGCGAAGCCTTTTTCTCCAAGCTGCCCCTGCGGGGCAAAGCCATGGCTTGGAGAACGGGGACCAGTGTGGAGGAGGTCCTTCGCCGCAATCCCTCTCTTAAACCTGCCAATCAAGGAACCTCCAAGTGAAATATTGGACACGAAAGTCTCGCTCTCAGCGAGCATCCAGGACCCAAACGGTCGAGACTCTGGACCTGGCCCTTGCTCCAGACGGCAGTTCCTTCCTGCCTGTTCTCTTCTTTCGAGTTGGCGAAACCTGGCACTGCTTCAAGTTTGAAAATACGGGAGAGGCAAGAGTTCTTCTCTCCTCTGCCCAGCATGTTTTTCGAGGAGTCTCGAGGTGAGATCTCGGCAGCCCAGGTTCCTCCGGAAGGTTGCAGTCCTTGCGGAGCTTCGCGCCCTGGGCCTAACCCAAGCTGCCGCAGCTAAGCTCCTCGGCATCAGCAAAGCCAACGTGAGCCAGGTTAAGAGAAAAATGGGCTGGGCCTGGGCGGCCACCAAAGGGGGAGGACATCGCCGGCCTGCCTGGATTGAGGAGGCCCTTCGCCAGGATTACCTGGCCCTTGGCCCGGAGGCAATGGCAGCAAGGCTGGGGTATACCCGAGGGGCCGTCATCGTCCTGGCCTGCAAGCTCGGCATCACCAGAGGAAGGAAGGGAGATCGGGGGGTTTATTCCAGGGGCTTTCTCCTGACCCCGGAGATCAAGCCAGTTTGGCAGGACCTGCGAAAGCTTGGCCTAACGGCAGCCGAGGCTAAGAGAGAATTGCAACGGCAGGGGCTGTTGCCTGCCAGTCACCAACCCGCAGTCAAAGAAAAGAACCTGCCATGACTTTCCCCCTCACCCCAGCCAACTTCTCTTCCGAAGTCCTCCCTACCGAGCCCAGGGGCTCCGACCCTGTGGCCTATCACCGAGTTTACATGTACCAGACCCCGCTCATCGACTACCAAGTCGCCTGCGGCCCACAGGGCCTTCTTTTTCGCATTGGGCAAGGGGAGTGGAGTCTTCGACCCTCCAGCCACTACCACGCGGAGATTCTTCTTTTCTTCCACCTAAGCCAGCCAGCCCCGGGCAAGAGAGCCAAGGAGAGATCAAATGGAAGTAGACACTGAGGTCAAAAACAAAGGCCCGAGGTATCTTGGGGATGGACTTTACGCCTCCTTCGACGGTTGGCAATTTCACCTGTATACTGAGACCTCTTCTGGTGCTTCGCGCATGGAGGTCTGGTTGGAGCCGGAGGTCATTTGCCAACTGACTTCCTACATCCGAGACATTTATGAAGCCTTCGGAGCTGACCTCCCGGCTAATTTCAACATCAAAACTAAGGAGAAGGAATAATGGCACAGGACCTTGAGCAGCAACCCGAGCCCCGGCGCCGCTCGCGCGGCAGCATCTCCACCGGGGAGAGGCCCTACATCCTGGAATCTGCCTCCTTCCACGAGCAGCAGAAGTCGGTTTTGGCCGATGTGCAGGGGCAACTGACCACCCTAACTGCTGAAGCCGCAGGCCTTGCCTCCCGCATCGCCGACCTGGAGATGGTGGAGAAGGCCCTCATCGCCTCCTGCGACAGCATTTCCGCCAGTGTCCTTGCGGAGCAGCAGCAGTCATGACAACAGCGGTAGGCAAAGCCCCTCGACAGCATTTCCTCCACGACTGCGATCTCTGCACTTTCGTGGACTCTTTTCTCTTCGGCCCCTCCACTCTTGACCTCTGGTGGGGACACGGGCCAGCTCCAACAGTCATACTCCGTTTCGGCGACGAGGGGGCGGCTTATTTCTCCTGCCCCAGCAGCCTTCTTGCCAACATGGGGAGCAAAGATAGAAAATGGGCTATCGCAGCAGAGTTAACCAAGGAATTGAAGCAACAGTCAGCAGCCAGCAGCTAGCAGTCAACAGGAGTTGCAGCATGACCATGATTGAAGGGAATCAGATTTCTGCCTGGCAGGCCAAAGTCATCGCCTCGGCCCTGCGCCTCTGGGCAGTTCACCGAATCCGTGCCAACAGAAGCTACACCCCGGCAAGAATGATGGAGGTGGCCCAGGCAATTACCGGGAGGAAGTTTAAGAAATTGGACTACCTCGGGGCGGCCAAGGCACTCGAGGCCCAGTCCTCGAGGCCAAGCCTTCGGGAAGGAGTGGAAAGATGAAAAAGGAGAACAAGAGACTTTTCCTTTCCCCTTTTGACTGCAGTAAGCTGAACATCCCTCCCCGCTGGGCTGGAGTCCCCATGTCCCCCCTCCGCCTTTTCACCATTAGGAGAAACCTTCGATGACCCGCCGCAACCCCCGTTTGTGGCGTACCGAGCGTTTCGTAGTGGATATTCCAATAGTCGGACAAATCTCTACCTCTCAACTTCGCTGGTACTTGGAATCAGCGATTGAGAATGGGAATCTATCTCACTCATTGACCAAGTATAACAGCAATCTGAAAGATGCAGGTGTGTTGACCACTCAGGTGGGCCGAGTCCGTGTTAAGTCTTACAGTCGTGTGAGAGCTATGGAGAAAGAAGAATGAGCCAAGTTGACTTAAGTCCAGCCAGACTGGCAGAGATGCGAGCAGCGGCGGAGAAGGCGACTGCGCCGGGAGAGTGGGCGTCAATCGAAGACCTTTACGCGAATGCGGAGCACATCGCCAACTTCTCTCCCGCCAATGCCATTGCCCTCCTCGATGCCCTTACCGCCGAGCGGGCGAGGGTGGAGGCGCTGACAGAGGCGCTGACAGCAGCAGCGGGTGAGTTGTTCGAAGCTGAGGACAAATTCTGGGTAATCCACCGCAACCATCCTGGCGAAGCGGCAGGACGCGCTCAAGGCGAGGACAAGATGCTTTGTGCTGAGCTTGCCAACCGCATGAGAGCCGCCAAACAAGCCGCCCGCAAGTCCCTCGCCCGGCAAGCCATTGGAGAGAAGCTGTGAACAAACTAGGCAGTCGAAAACACCTTTCGGTCAAGATCGCCAAGGGTGTCCTCACCATCAGCATAGGCATGGCCACACTCGCGAATGCCATCCGGTTCAACCCAGACCTCGCGGCGTGGGACGAGGTGACGGGCGACGAACTACTGTCGGAAATCACTGACGTAACGCTGTTCGGCAAGGAACTCGTCAGGGCCCTCGAAAGCGAGGAGGAGGATGGCACAACGCCGGTCCACCTGATGCTGGACGCCGCCGCCCTTTCGGCCATTGAGAATGGCGCTGAGGGCATCCTAACAGGCGACGACAAGCTCGACAATCTGCGTAGGCAGCGCGCTCAGGAGCCCCATCATGACCAATGACCTGAACCCAGCCGGGGAAGCGGCGATCGAAAGTCTGTGGAGCGACGATTGGACGAAAGCTCCGCGCGATGGAAGCGAGGTGCTGCTGCGGCTCCACAATGGCGGAGTGCATGTCGGTCGATGGTCAACGAGCTACAGCGTGTTCGGCCTCGGCGGGTGCTGGACCGATGGCTTCAGCACGATGGGCGATAAGATCGACTATAGCCATTGGGCGTCAGGCGACAAGCTTTACGACCTGCTGCATTTGCAGGGCAAGGCCCTCCGCCTCACCTCCCTCCCCCAGCCAGAAGGGGAGACAGCCGATCTGGTGGAGAGGCTGCGGGCCTACGCCGGGCCTGTACGGATGGACAACGGTTGCAGCGGCGAACTTGCCTATGAAGCCGCCGACACCATCACCAGCCTCTCCCAACGCCTTGCTGTGGCAGAGGGCGACACCGCGTATCGGCTCGCCGCCGAAGCTGCGCTTGCCCATGCCCGCGCGGCGGCGATAGAGGATTGCGCGAAGGTGCTAGACGAAATGGCACTGCGAGCGGCAGTTGACCTCGATACCGACAAACAGTCCCGCGACCCGAGTATCCTGTTCAGGGTTCGAGATATGGCGACGCACCTCTATACCGGCGCCGCTGCAGCCCTCCGCGCTATCCAGGGGAGTGGGAAGCCATGAGGCCGGTCATGACCCGCCTTAACGGCCCCGGTGGATCGAAGTTAAAGAAAGGAACCTGAATGCCCATTACTCAGGAAAGATTTCTCTCCTTGTTGCAGGCAGGGGAGGACCAGGCGCAGGGCTTGCGGCAGGCTTGCGAAATCGCCGCACGCGAGGCAAGGTTGGTGGCCGAAGGCAAGACCTCTGCCGAGGAGGCCCTGGCCAACATTTCCCTCTTCCTTACCCCGGAGGGTCTGCTGCAGCAGCCAGTCGCCAGTCAGCTAACGCTGCAAGCGGAACGCAAGTTTTTCTCCAAGGAGAGATTGGGGATTAACAGGAGAAGCAAAGACAGGCAGGCCCGCAAGCGAGGACGCCAGCCGCCAGCGGGGGAGCCCGACTGGCCGGAGGAGTTTGAGGCTTCGCCAATTCCTTCCCCCTCGGAAGACCTGGAGGAGCAGCATGTAAGTCTCGGGGACTTCGAGACAACAGAAGAAGGAGAAAATTGATGGAATACATTCACCTGATTGGAGCGGAGCAGGTCCAGTCAGCAGCCAGGACGATTTCCGAAGCAGCCGACCGGATGAACCACGCGGCGGTCGAGATGCAGGGAGCAGCAGACTACCTCCAGCGGGGATGGAATGCTCAGCAAGAGTGGATGGAGCAATGGTTGACCAGGTTGGAGGAGGTGCTGGTCAAGCAGCCTGAGCCGGTTTTCAACTTCGACCCAGAGCCAGTAGAGCCAGAGGAGCCAGAGTACTACCCGCCACTACCCGACGATGAAATCCCTTTCTAAGCAGTCGCCTGAACCCTCTTTTCAGAAAGAAAGAAAGCAAATGACCTCTCTTCTCACCCTCCTTGTCGGTTCTCACTTCGTTCCCCCGGCCAAGGCGCTCCTTTCCAACCTCCCTCGTGGCATCAGTCTCCTGCTGGAGCACGACCCAGGCAATCCTTATGATGAAAACGCAGTGAAGGTCCTGCTCTGGCCCGCAGCCATTCCAGCAATGGTTTATGAAGAGCTGGAATTGGCCTTGCCAGGCATGGGTTCTAGCCTGGAGGAAGTCCTGGCCTCGCCGGAGGGGCTGATGCTCGGCCATCTGGCCAAGTCGGGGGGTGGCCCGCTCTTGAAATACCTCGCGGCGCAGGGCGGGGACCTGGTGGGCAACGTCGAGTTCCTGGAGGTGATGCGGGAGACCGAGACTTCGGGGGAGGGCTACTCCGCCAAGCTGGAATTCGACGGAGCGGGGAATCCCATGGTCTCGCTGGAGGCCTCGGGCTCATGAGAATGCCATCGAGAAAAGCCCGGAGGCTCGTCACAAACCTGGCCCTTGGTGGAATGCAGGCAAAAGAGGAAGGTATGGAGAGCTTGCTTAGCGCCAAGCTGGAAATTCTCCTCTACCTTGCCGAGCTTGAGTCAGCCGCCGCTGCCAAAGGCGAGAGCAAACTTTCTTTTCCTCCAGGTGCAAGGACAGCGAAGCCATGATCACCTCCCCGACTGAGGAGCAGCAGGCCATCTGGGCAGCCACCAGGGCCCCAGACTCCCTAATGATCTCGGCCTATGCCGGGACGGGCAAGACCTCCACTTTGGAATACATCGCCCCGCAGATCAAGGTGCCGGGGCTGGCCTTGGCCTTCACCAAGAGCATAAAGGAGGAGCTGGGAAAACGCTTCCCCGGCAACTTCTCCGTCCAGACCATGAACGGTCTGGGCTATGCCAGCTTACGCCGGGCGTTGCCGATGGTCAACTTCCAACTCGACGATAAGAAACTGGGGAAGCTGATCTCCCATGTCCTGAAGGAAAACAAAGTGGAGGCCAGCAGTGAGCAATGGGACGGCTTGCGCCGCCTGGTTTCCCTGGCCATGCTTGCTGGAATTGTTCCGGGAGACGCCGGGGCAAATCCCCTCACTCCAGACACCCCTGACGACTGGTGGGCCATTGCAGAAGACGGAGGTTTCCTCCGGGACGATTTCCTTTTCCTCTTCCCGCTTGCGCGGGAAACCCTGGAGGCCAACAATAAGCTGGTGCGAAGCGGCCAGGTCTCCTTCGATGACATGGTTTACTACTCCACCTGCATCGAGCCCAAGGGCTTTCCCAAGTTTCCAGTTTTGCTAGTTGATGAGGCCCAAGATCTCTCCCCTCTGAATCACGCCATGTTGCAGGCGGCCATGCGGCCGGACGGACGGCTGATAGCGGTGGGAGATGCCAAGCAGGCGATTTACGCCTTTCGCGGAGCCGACAGCGATTCCATTGGGAAGATCCGGGCCTTGAGAGGGGATTGGATTACCCTGCCCCTGGCCACCACCTTCCGATGCCCGAGGCTTGTAGTCGAGCGTCAGCAAAGCCATGCCCCAGGCTTCAAAGCCTGGAGCGGAGTCAAGCCAGGTCTTTTCCATAAGTTCCGAAGTACCTGGGATGAGGAGGGAGGAGAGCTTTCCGGAGGAGATTGGAACTTCCGAGACCTCGAGGCTCGCCTGCCAAGCCCGGAGGCCAGCCTTGCTGTTCTCTGCCGCAACAACGGCCCGCTGCTTGGCCTGGCCTTCAAGCTCATCCGGCAGAGGATCAGTGTTACCATGCTGGGGCGAGACAGCGGCCAGGACCTGCGGGCGCTTGCCAGGAAGCTTTTCTCCCCAGACGACAACCAGGAACGGATGCTTTCCATCCTGGCTGATTGGGAAATGTCGGAAACTTCGCTGGCCGTTGCCAACGGGAAGGAGGAAAAGGTGAATGGGATCTCTGATCGGGCGGACTGCCTGAGGGCAGTTCTCAGTTTTGCTGAAGTCCAGGACCTCAAGTCCCTGGTCGCTGCCCTCCGAGACCTCTTCTCCCGCGAAACCGGCCGAGTGACCCTTTCCTCCATCCATAAGGCGAAAGGGCTGGAGTGGGACCTGGTTTTGCATCTCGACCCTTGGAGGATTCCCTCCAAGTGGGCAAAGGAAGCAGCAAGAAAGGGGAACACCAGACAGCTGGAGCAGGAGAAGAACTTGCGGTATGTCTGCGAGACCAGGACCCGAAACGTGCTGCTGGAAGCAGATTTCAAGGAGTTTGTCTGATGTCCAGTCCATACAACACGCAGCAATATGCCGTTCTCAAAAAGTTCTGGTCGGAACCAGATTTCCTCAATTCTTGCGCCTATGGCCTTCCCATTGCTCTCAGACGCAATCTGCAAAAAGCCTGGTGTGGGTATGTCGGCATTCCTTCTTCTCATCCGCATTTCAACCTCTCTTACTCAGAGGAAATTCTCTACGGAGATTGGGAACTGCGCCAAGTCGGAGGAAAAAGTCCGATGACTTTGCTCATTACTGCAATGAAGATCGATAGTATTAAAGAAACGAGTAAAATTTCCCTTGATGCAATCTACGATGCGCCAGGAGGGTTGACTTACTCCGGAGCCGACTGGCCGACAGAGGTGCCGAAGGGGTACTGGTGGTTTGGATTCGATTGTTCTCACTACGATGACATAACTCCGAGAGAGGTTTTCCAATCTTTTTCTGGTTATCCTTATTCGCTTAAACCAGAGGGAGAGTACAGGACGTTGGAGTATGTCCTAACTGCCTGCAGGAAACTTGCCTCTCGTCTTTCTGATTTCTCTTCCTCTTTTCCTGAGGAGTCAGTTGGATGATTCCGTTCCATTCCCCCTCCCGTCCTGCAACTTTCGGCCGACCTTCCTGGCTGGAGCAGCCCTTCGTCGTCCTGCCGGAGCTGGGCTTCGCCCCGACAGCGGGAGGCAAGTGGCGCATCCGCCTCCCGTTCTCCCACAACGGGCAGTTGACGGTTTTCCGTTTCATTGAACTGGAACTGGACCTGGCCGAGGTTCCCCTTTTTCTCGATTGTTGGGCAGCTTCGCCAGAAGAGACCATCCGAGCCTATTGGAAAATGGAGCCCCCGAAGCAAGGGGCTTTCCAGCCGGGCTGGGACGACAGGCCGGGGGCGAAGCCAAAGGAGGTCCAGGTGACAACTGTCAATGCGGAGGACCTGGGATTGTGACTCGGGCCGAAGGCCCGATTCCCCCTACCGTGGGCGGGTTTGACAATCAAACGATGGCCTTGCATTATCCCCTTGACCCATCCCGCCCCCCATGTCATCATCCCTTTGCCGCCTTACGGCGGCAGCCTCTTCCCCTCCCTTACGGTAGCCCAACCAAGCCGAGAGGAAGAGGCACCAGCCAGCAGAGATTCGCGCCCTCGACTCTGCTGGCTGGCCTGCCTTCCCGCGAAGCGGCCCTTGGAGAAAAAAGAATTGCAGATCCAGATCCACTCCCATGAGTTCATCCTGGCCGAGCCTTACCTCGAAGGCCATCCGCTGTCGGCGGCCGAGGCTAAGGCACTCAATGTGCTGCGCTCCGAGCGAATCCGGAATATTGCCCTTCGGCACTTGGCAGGCCTGGAGAAAAATGCCCTGCCAGGGCAGCCACTGACCCAGCAGGCTATTGCCGAGTTCCGAGCGCGGGTGGACTGGCTGAATTCCAACTTCACGTTCACCACCAAGGGCAACAGCCGTCAGCCTTCCGCCACTTACGACCAGGAGTTGAGGGAAGTGGCCGGGGAGAAGGCAAGAGAGTTCTTCCGGCCCACCGGCGGTAAGCCAAGCCAGTCCGACTGGACTGCCAAGTTCAACGAACTGCTGGTTTCGGCCGAGGTGGAGGAGGAGACCCGGAAGCGGCTGGCTCTGCGGGAGGAAATCGCCCTCAAGGCCCTTGAGGACCTGGCAGCTTAATGACTGGCTCCAAGCCCCAGGAGGATCTGGTGGGGATTCTCTACCAGGCGCTTGCTTCGCCAATCGGCCTGCTACTCCAAACCGATGATCCGAAGTGGGCCACGGAGAAACTTCGTTCCACGCGGGCGAGCTGCCAGGATGAGGCCCTTGAGGTCCTTGCCTTTCGTCTGGTGGACCTGCCAGACGGGAATCTAGTAATCTACAAAAGAGCCCCAAAGCCTGCTGCCCCGGAGATGCCAAATGACCTCATGGATTAAGCCTGGTGTCAAGTGTACCCCCATCAAGGAGATCGAAGCCCAGGACGGGGAGATCGTCCCAAAGCTCGGCCAGGTTTACACTATCTTCGACGTGATGGATTTCAGGCCTTTTGGGATGCCAGATACAATCGGGATTCAGTTGGTCGAGGCCAGGAACAAGCCCAGGTTCTACCTCTGGCTTGGGCGGAAGGCGGAATGTTGGTTCCTGGCCTCGGCGTTCCGACCAGTGATTCCGATGGAGCAGGACATCAAACTCTTCCGAAAGATTGGCCTCTCCGGCGACCCAATCACCCGCCTTGACCTTCTCCTCGAGGACCTAGACGCATGAGTGCCAGCAGCAGCAAGGGAAAGAAATGAGCAAGAGAGCAGAGCTTCCCCAGGAACGGCGACATATTCAGATCTTTGATGAGGACTGGGAGTTCCTGGTCGAGGCCTACGGGCCGGGGAGTCCAAGCAAGATAGGAGCTGGCCCCGCGATCCGCAAGCTCGTCCACTCCTTTTGCCTTCGGCAGCGGCAGCAGTACCAGGAGCAGCTTGACGCCAAAATGGGCGCGTCAGTTGCCAACCAAGAGGAAGAAGTCTGATGACCGAAGATGAGATCAGGAAAGTTGTCAGCATTACCAATACTGCAGACAATGGCTGCTCTACTTGTGCCACAGCTCTTGCACTGCAGCTGGCCATCACCTTTCCTTCTTTTCTGAAAGAAATTAGCGAGATCTTTGGGAAGGAGTATGGCTATTCTCTGGAAGAGTTCACGGATATGGTAGCGGAGGAGAAGGCAAATGGGTGACATTCCGCAAAGCAATGCTCTGGCCGAGGCCTCCCCAGACTCCCTTTCGGAGCTTCTCTCCCGCGACCCAATGGGCTTCCAGAAGCAGGACCGGCAGGCCATCGTCGCGGCCTTGCGGGCACAGAGGGTGAAGTGGGAAGCAGCGGAGGCGGCAGCAGCCAGCAAGCCCAAGGCCCCGAGGGGCAGCATGGCAGTTGCCAAGACGCTAGTCGCAAGCGCTGCTCCGGAGGACCTGGGGCTGTGACCACCAGCATTGACACTTCCGGCAACTCTTCTTTCTCCAAGCTAGTCCCCGGCCTCCAGCTGGCAGTTGACTCCACTTCCTTGGGAGAATTCAAGACCTGCCCCCGCAAGTACCAGCTTGGAATTGTGGAGGGTTGGCAGCCGCGAGACGAAAGCGTGCATCTGACCTTCGGTCTTCTCCTGCACCAAGCTCGGGAGAACTACGAGCATCAGCGGCTGGCAGGCCAAGACCATGAGGACGCCCTGGACTTTGCCCTGGATTCCGCCCTTCGCGCCACTTGGAACTCCAAGCTCCAGCGGCCCTGGGCCTCCGGTCACCCAGCCAAGAACCGGCAGACCCTAGTCCAGACCCTGGTTTGGTATCTCGATGCCTTGGCACAGAATGATACCCTGGAGACCGTGGTCCTGGCCAATGGCAAGCCGGCGGTGGAGCTTTCCTTCCGCTTCGACTCGGGGCTTCGGACTGCGGACGGCGAGGCAATTCTTTTCTGCGGGCACCTGGACCGCATTGCCAAACTGGGCAATCTCTTCTACATCCCAGACATCAAGACCTCCCTCTACGAGCCAAATGCCAAATGGGCGAAGCAGTTCACTCCAGGGAATCAGTTCTCCATGTACACCCTGGCCGGGATGGTAGCCTTCGACTACGAGATTGAAGGGGTGATCGCGGACGGGGTGCAGATCGGGGTGACGTTCTCCCGTTTCCAGCGGCACTTGATTCCAAGACCAAAAGCTGTGATTGACGAGTGGCTCCATGACGCTGGCCTCTACATCAAGCAGATGGAAGAGTATGCCAAGGCTGGCTATTGGCCAATGGATGACAAGGCGTGCTCCATGTACGGCGGCTGTCCCTTCCAAGGGGTTTGTGCCAAAGAGCCTGCCCGGCGAGCCGCTCATCTTAAAGCAGAATTCGTGAAGCGGGTCTGGGACCCGTTGCAAGTGCGGGGAGAAATCTGATGCAAATTTACTCGTCAACCCTTTATCACAGCAAAAGCGGTAGGAAAGTTGGCCCGCTGAGCTTGATGCGAGATGTGGGAAGAGACAAAGCTTACTGGCTTGATCCATTCACCAGCAAGCAATACCTCCCCGACGGGCGGTGTTTCGAGTTTGGGGAGGTTGGACAGTACGTTTACTATCCAGAAGAAGATTTGGATCAGCCGTGGGACAGGGGGCATGCTCTGGAGAAAAAGGACGAGCCTTTGCCAACCCCTGCCGACCTTACCCCCACCGTGTACACCAAGGCCTCCCTGCTAGAAGCCGCTGCCCAGACAGTCAAAGGAAGAGGGCTGAATTACGGCAAGCCGGAGGACAACTTTGCTCGAATCGCAGCCCATTGGACGGCCTTCCTCACCAACCGCCAGGCACCTTTCGGCCAACTCGAACTCCGAGCCGGGGATGTGGCAATTATGATGGTTCTCATGAAGGCAGCCAGGCTCGAGAATCAGCCCAACCACCCCGACTCCTGGATCGACATCGCAGGCTACGCTGCCTGCGGGGCGGAGATCACCAGCCAGCCAGCAGCCTCCAGCCAGCAGTCACCAACCGCTGACGCAGAATAACTTCCTTCCTCCTCCTCCCCTTCCGGAACCCTCCCTCATGGCTAAACTCACCGACCACCCGTCATCAGAGACCACCAAGATGTTACTAATTGGCGACACAGGTTGCCTTACTGGCGATATGATTGTCTCTGTCAAACGCGGGGATAAACTTCGCAAACTTTCCATTCGCGAGCTATTCCAACGGTTCAAAGGGAACCACCACAATAAACAGAACTTGCCCACCTTTCTCCTTGCTGATCTTGGAGGATACGCAGGTTCTCTCCTGATGTTGGATATTGTCCAAACAGGGCAGAAAGAGGTTTTTGAACTTATTGCAGGAGGCAAGTTCATCCAGGCTTCTTCTGACCATCAGTTCTCGACTGAGTTCGGCTGGAAGCGCCTTTCTGAACTTAAAGTCGGGGATCGAGTCCACCAGTGGAGGGCAAGTCGGGACAAGGGGGAGAGGAGAAGAGAAGCTAACCCAACTCTTCCTCCCGAGTCTCGTCGCAAAATCGTCTACTCCATTCCATTCCATCCATACGGGTTTCAGAACGTAGTTGCTGGACGAGACTATAAACGCGCTCCTCTTGCACGTATTGTTGTTGAAGCAGCGATGAATGGGCTCTCACAAGAAGAATTTATCTCAATTCTGCGCAATGATCCGGAAAAAGCAGCAACTCTTGCCTACGTGAAAGGTGATGTTGCGTTTCATCACCTGGATGGAGATTGGCTAAACAATTCCATTGACAATATCCAAGTCCTTAACAATCATGAGCACACAATGTTGCATCATGAGGAAAAAGTTCGTCAGGCAAAGGGAATTACTACAGCGGAGATTGTCTCTATCAAGGCAAAAGGCATCCAGCCAACTTTTGACGTTATGATGGCAGGTCCGGAGCATAACTTTATTGCCAACGGGTTTGTCGTGCATAACTCGGGAAAGACTGGGGCGCTTTCGTCCCTCGCAGGAGCGGGGTATAATATTCGAATCCTCGACCTGGATAACGGGATCGACGCCCTGGCCAATATCCTCCGGGACCCCAAGAGCCAGTATGGGAAGGAGGCTCTCTCGCGGGTGGACTATGAGACCATCACCGACGGGATGAGGAATATCAACGGAAAGCTGGTGCCGACCAGGGCCACGGCGTGGCAGCGGGCAGTGAAGCTCCTGGACAATTGGAAAACCGAGACGGCGGACTACGGGCCGATTTCCACCTGGACACCCCAAGACGTGCTGGTGATTGATTCTCTGACCTTCCTCTCCACCGCAGCCCTCCAATTCGTGCTCAGCATGAACGCCAGGCTTGGCCAACAGCCCCACCAGTCCGACTGGTACGCCGGGCAGCAGATGATTGAGTCCCTTCTCCAAATGCTTTATGATGAGGGGGTGAAGTGCAACATCATCGTGATGTCCCATGTGCAGTACATCGGGGAGGACAACGGGCCGCAGAGGGGGTATCCTTCCAGCCTGGGCAAAAGCCTAGCCCCGAAGATCGGGAGGTATTTCAATACCATTCTGATGGCCAAGACTTCGGGCAGTGGCACCGTGCAGAAGAGAAAAATCTTGACCAATACGGCCGGGCTGGTGGAGCTGAAAAACTCCGCGCCAACCAAGGTGAAGCCGGAGTACCCACTTGAAACCGGCCTGGCCGATTACTTCCGGGACATCCGGGCCTAACGGCCAGCAAAGAAATTCGGCCCTTCGGCCGACCGCGTCCTCTCGGAAGAGGAAAAAGCCAGCATGACTATTATCAAGGGCAAAGGGCTGGACTTCATCAGCTACCTTGATACCCTTCCGGCCTCAAGGGAAATCTCCCTCGCCAAAACCAAGATGGAAGAGGCGGTTATGTGGGCTGTCAAATCCATCACTGCGTAATTCGACGGGCGAAGCCCGTCCGATCGGTTGCCAGACCGTCTCTGGTATTACTCACTTACTTCCTTCAAGAAAGAAAGAAAGAACGATCATGGTTGATTTCACCTCCCTCCTCAAAAAGCCCGCTGGCGAAGCCAAGAAGCCCCCGGCACTCGACGCGGGGGATTACCCGGCAGTCATCAAGAGCTATGAGCTGGGAGACCAGAACAAGAACAAGACCCCGTATGTTCGGTTCCAGGTGGGGCTGACGGGGTGGCCTGACGGCGCCGAGCCCCAGACCAATGCCTCCGGCGAGGTCATCGACCTTGCTGCCAAGCAGCTCCGCCGGGACTACTACCTCACGGAGGATGCCCTGTGGCGCCTGGACGACTTTCTCCGGGCCATAGGGATCGAGCCGGAGGGTAGGACTTACGACGAAGTCCTCCCGGAGACCGTCGGCACCCAGGTCACGGCTGAGGTGCAGCAGTACCTCAACCAGACCAACAATGATGTCGGGAACCAGATCGGAGCCCTGCGGGCCGCAGCGTAGCGGCAGCTGCCAGCCAACAGCCACCAGCGAAGGGAGGGCTTCGGCTCTCCCTTTTCCCTCTTCTCTCCAGGACCCCGGCCCTCATGATCTCCCTCTCCGACTCCTACCTCCGAGTTCCCCTTGACCAGATCACAGTTCTGCGGGATACCCGCCAGCGGAAGTCCATCGACGTTTCTGACTTGCTAGGCAGCATTCGCCAGCGAGGGGTCCTGAATCCGGTGATCCTCTCCCCCGAGTACGAGCTAGTCGCGGGGGAACGGCGGCTGGAAGCCTCCCGCCAACTTGGCCTGGCAGACATCCCGGTTCGGTTCACCAACCAGATTCCCCTGCTTGAGCTGCAAATCATCGAGCTGGAGGAGAATCTTAAGAGGAAAGATCTGGACTGGAAGGACCAGACGGAGGCAATCCAGCGGATTCACCAGCTTTACTGCCAGCAGAGCGCTAGCTGGACCCAGGAGCAGACCGCCGAGGCCATCTCCCTCACCCCTGGAATGATCTCCATGTACCTGGCAGTAGCCAAGGAAATGCCGCAGGGGAAGATCCAAGGGGCCACTACCGTCAGGGAAGCCTACAACACGCTGAAACGGCAGGATCAACGGAAAGCAGGAGAAGCACTTGAGGAACTGGCAGGAGCTTTCAGTGGGGAAGATGCAAAGCAGGAAGAGGGGGCCGCATCGAGTGGACAACAGCAGGGTTCGTCTGGTCAGGCTTCGCGTCCAGTTTCGCCTCCGCCAACTGACATCCTCAATCTTTCTTTCTTAGACTGGGCTCCCAGCTACGCTGGCCCCAAGTTCAACCTAGTCCATTGTGACTTTCCTTACGGAATTGACCTGTTCTCTGGCCCGCAAGGCCGAGGTGCCGATCGGCAGGAAGGCTACGCGGATCAGAAGGATGTTTACTTCACCCTGCTGGAATCCTTCTGCCTACATCTCGACCGTTTCATGAGTCTCTCGTCCCACCTCATGTTCTGGTACTCCGCAAAGTACCATTTCGAGACCATGGATTTCTTTGCGAAGCATGCCCCTTCCCTGGAGTTCTCCCCTTACCCCCTAGTCTGGGGGAAGAGTGACAATGCTGGCATTGCAGGGGATGCAAAGAGGGACTTTCGGCATACCTACGAGACCTGTTTGTTTGCCACTCGCGGGGGCAGGAACCTGGTCGGGACCAAGGGGGACTGGTACTCCGCTCCCACCGACCGCTCCCTTCACCCCTCCACCAAGCCCGAGCCAATGCTTCGCCACTTCATGAGTGCCCTGGTCGATGACTCGACCAACCTCCTTGACCCGACCTGCGGCTCCGGCGCAGCGCTGCGGGCAGCAGAGTCCCTTGGTTCCCAGCGGGTCCTAGGCCTGGAAATCGACCAAGACCACTATCGGAATGCCTTAGCAGCTCTCCGCGAGTCTCGGCTCAAACGTCGGGCCTCCGAGTCACTTGAGTCCCTTTAACCTCCCTTCTGGAAGAAGAAAAAATGATCGAAAACATTCCTCCCATCCCAACCCTGCTCTCCATCCCGGAGTGCTGCGACACCTGCAGGTTCTCCACCCAGGAGCCCGGCGGGGCAAATCTCTTCTGCCGGAGGTATCCCCCGACGACTTTCGTCATTGGGGTGACTCGGGACGACACCACCAAGAGAATCAATGGAAATGAGCAGCTAGCCTGTATGCCAATTGTCTCTTCTCTGCAGTGGTGCGGGGAATGGAAGCCCAAGCCGACGGATGTCAACTAGCAGCGGGGACCGGGATGCCTGTCGTCGGTAACGCTGGGGCAACCGAGCTTGAAGTCTCAGTCGTCTCCCGAGACGAAGTCCTCGCGATTTATGACTCCCTCCCCCCTCGGATCAAGGCCATCCACGACGAGGCCCCGTTTCCTCTCGACCCGGCTCAGCTGATGCAAGCCTGGCTGGCCTACGGGCCTGCGGCCGAAGGGATCATCCTTCGGGTGATTAAACAAAATTTCCCCCTCTGGCCGGGGCCTTTCCAGCCAAAACCAAAGGCAAAGCCTTGACTCACCAGCCCCTGCCCCCTTTTGCCTCCTTTTCCGGTCCGCGAAACGCCAAACTTCTCATCATCGGCGAAGCCTGGGGACAGCACGAGGCCGAGCTTCGGAAGCCCTTCGTGGGGGAATCAGGTAAAGAATTATTCCAAATGCTCGGCGAAGCCTTTCCCCTTGTCGCCCCGCAGCTCCACGCAGAGATAGTGGCGAGCTTCCGCTATGGCTTAGCCTGGGTGAAGAGGAGGGAGGAATGGTTAACAGCCGCCAGCATTGCCTTTACCAATACCTTGAACCTGCGCCCGCCGGGGAATAAAATCCCGGAACTCTGCGCAAGCAAAAAGGAGGTCGGAGGAAAGGATTACCTCCTCCCCCCAATCGAGGGAACGGGGAAATATCTCCGCCCGGAGTTCTTGCCGGAGTTGACCCGCCTGCAGCAAGAAATTGAGGAAGTCAACCCGAACCTGCTGCTGCTAGCGGGGGCGAAGGCCTCCTGGGCCTGCCTTCGGCAGACCAACATCAGCAGCATTCGCGGGGCCATTGCTCAGAACCAAGACGGGAGGAAATGCCTCGCGACTTATCACCCGGCCGGAGTGATGCGCCAATGGTCCTGGAGGCCAATTGTTGTCAATGACCTTATGAAAGCCGCAAGGGAAATGGAGTTCCCGGAGGTCAAACGGCCGACCAGGGAAATCCTGGTCTCCCCCTCCATTGAGGAAGTGGAGGATTATGTGGAGAAAATCTTGGCCCTGCGACCCCCGCTGCTGGCCTGCGACACGGAGACAACGAAAGGGCAGATTAAGTGCATCGGTTTTGCTCATTCCAGGTCGGAAGGCCTAGTAATCCCCCTCATTGACGAGGCAAAGCCAGGGCAGTCTTACTGGGAGGAGGCCTACCTTGAAGAACGAGCCCTTGCAGCAGCAGCTCGCCTGCTGGAATCAGACATTCCAAAAGTCTTCCAAAACGGCCTTTACGACTTCCAATACCTCATGCCCCTCGGCTTCCGCCTCACAGCCTGTCTGGAAGACACCATGCTTTTGCATCACTCCATCCTGCCGGAGATGAAAAAGGGCTTGGGCTTCCTTGGGAGCAATTACACTGACGAAGTAAGCTGGAAGCTAATGCGCACCGCGAAGCCCGATACGGAGAAAAGAGATGAATAAAATCAAACCAACTAAGAATTTCATGATCTCTCACTTCGGAGACCCCAAGCCAATCCTCATCTTCACCGAGCGAATCGGCTTTGACGCGGCTTTGATCAAGGCTGTCAAGAGGTACTTTGATCGGAAGAGAGTTATTCTCAACTGGGATGGGGAGTTCTCCCTTCCCCTCTCCTCCATCGTCTTCATCTTTCCCTCAGTCTTGGCTCTCCCCGTCAACCTCCACCATGTTTACTACCTCGAGTCCCTGGTTGGTGAGATGGAAGCCAATATGGGAGCCGAGTTCTCCTTCAAAATTCACTCAAGAAAAGAGGCATTGCCGAAATGACCGCAGAGATCTCCTACCAGCGTTCGAGGTTCTCCCTCTCCCTTCCTCCTTTTCGAGAGATTCTTGCTCGACGGCTGGTTGCCTTGGGCTTTGCCATCCTTCCTGATTCCAACCTTGTCTCCTTCGCCCGACGAGAGCTGGAACTCGCTGGCCTTTTCTCTCGCGACAGTGACTACGACGGAATGCTGGCCGAGGCAGCGATAGCCTTGCTGAAAACCTTCTCTTTGGAAGGGCATTCCGGTTTCTCCGCTGGTTTGGCAATTTCCCTCTTCGAGAAAACAAGTCGGTTCCAGCCACTTACTCCGTTGACGGGGGAGGATTCTGAATGGACTCTCCTTGACTATGACGAGCGTATGACGGCACAGAATAAGCGTTGCTTCAGCGTTTTCCGTCGGGCAGATGGTACGGCTTATGACATCAATGGGAAGGTTTTTCGCGAGCCCTCTGGCACCTGTTTCACCTCTTCTGCCAGTGTAGTGGAGGTCACCTTCCCCTACACCCCGCAGACAGAATATGTTGATGTACCAGAAAGGAACCTGCTTGCATGACCCTCCCAACCTCCCTCCTCACCTCCGTCCTCGTCTCCTTCCTCTGGTCTTTCATCATCTACGAAAGAACTCAGAATTTCTGGCTTGCCTTCGGCGCCTACTGCATCTTGCAGCCAGTCAACGCCTTTATCCTTGTTCCAAAGTCTTGGGAGGAGAAGAAATGAACAAGATAATCTTCGACCTGGATGGAACCCTGGCCCTTGACCATGCCAGGGCAGTTCATCTCAAAAAAGACCCCAAGGACTGGGACTCCTATTTCTCCCTCGCCGCTTCCGACCTGCCCCATGGTCCAATCCATTCCATCTTCCACGCCCTCTGGGCCAATGGGGCGGAGATTGAGGTCTGGACGGGCAGGATTGAGAGCCTTCGGGAGATTACCCTGGCTTGGTGTGAGGAGCATGGGCTGCCCATTGATTCCGAAATGCTCCGCATGCGGCCGACTGGCAGTCGCCAGGAAGACACCGAGATGAAACGGGAGTGGCTACTGGCCGAGCGGGCCCTTGGCAACGAAGTCATTCTGGCCTTTGAGGACCGGCAGCGAGTCGTGAACATGTGGCGGGCCGAAGGTGTGGTTTGCTGCCAAGTTGCTCCGGGGGATTTCTGAGTTGACCCTAGTTAAAACAGCCGAGCTAGCAGGCCTCCGCCTCTCCCCCTCCGACAACCTGCAGGTCTACTGCGGCCTGGACTGTTGCGTTACCCTGGAGGTTCATGAGACAGTTTCCAGCCAGTATTCCCAGGCACTTCGAGCCGACAGCAACCTGCCAGGAAGCCCAGCAGCCATCTATTCTTTCGAAAGGGCCCTGCAAGCCCCTTACCTCGAGATCATGCAGAGGGGGTTCCTGGTGGATGAGATTTCCCGCAGGCGTGCCGCCGAGGACTTGACTGCAAAGATGGATTATCTCATGACTCTGCTGGCAGAGCTTGCCACCGCAGTCTGGGACCAGCCTTTGAATCCAAGAAGCCCGAAACAGCTGCAAGCCTTCTTCTACTCCAAGATGCGAATCCCGGAGATCTGGATTAGCCAGAAGGGAGAGAGGAAGCTTTCGCTTAATCGAGAAGTCCTGGAGAAACTGCACGAGCGATACTTGTATGCCCGGCCGTTTGTTAACATAATCCTTTCGTACCGGGAACTCGCCAAACAGCTGGAAGTTTTCGAAACTGAAATTGACTCGGATGGACGCTTTCGCACCAGTTATAACATCGCCGGGACTGAGTGCATTGCAGGCGATTCACTAGTCTGGACCAAAGGTGGCCTCCGGACAATGAAAGAGATTTACGAATCACCTCATGCAATCTCTGTCTGGAATGGAGCAGAATTCATCGAGCCTGTTCGCAAAGTTAAATACGAAAAGAGAGAAGGATTTCAGATCAAACTCGAAGGAGGATTTGAACTTAAATGCTCTGCCAACCACCCAGTTTTGACTCAATTCGGCTTCATTGAAGCAAAGGACTTGACTCTTGCGCATCGTATTCAACTCAACGTTGGTTTACCAGAATTATTTGGGCAACATGCACTTCCTCGTGGAGGGCTAATTGAACAACTGTCAGAAGACCTGATGGAATTCTACGGTATGATTTTGGCAGACGGTTCTTTGAATGTTTCCTCCGAGCATTATCGAATTCGTCTTTCGAATTCCGACTGGACAGTCAAAGCCAGATTCAAAGAACTTGCTTTTTCTCTTTTTCAAATAGAAGCAACGGTGACGGGAGAAGAGACGTACTTTTCCTCCAAAGAGGTTTGCTCTTGGTTAAAGTCTCTTGGTTTTATTGCAGATGGAGGACTTGGCACTGCCTCTCGCAAAACAATTCCTGCTTCGCTCCTGCGAGGAAAACCAAATCTCCTCCGGGCCTTGCTTCGCGGATTGACTCTTGATTCACATATTACCGAAAAAGGAGTAATGTACGGAACACAGAGTCCTCTCATGCAAGAGCAAATTCAGCAAATTTTGCTAACTCTTGGATTTACCTCAATTAAATTGCAAATGGGCAATTCGATTAAGCTGAATGTCCCAAGGAGATACTGCGGAAGATTTATCTCCGTCATTGGTTTTATCCAGCAAACTAAACTTGAAACATTAAGCAGTTTGCTCAATGAAAGGTCACAGTGGCACGAGCCGATTGCTTTTGGAAGAAAAACTCTTGCAGAGATTAAATCGATCGAAGAGTGGTCAGGTGATGTCTTTGACCTCACTATGCCAGAAGGCACGCCTGCACAATACGTTGCACAAGGAATGACAGTGCATAATACTGGTCGTCCTTCCTCTTCTGAAAACGCCTTCGGCACAGGCGGGAACGCCCAGAACATCGCCCCATCCCTTCGGTATGTTTTCGTCGCTGACCCTGGGATGAAAATGTGCGTTATTGATTTGGAGCAGGTCGAGGCAAGGGATGTCGGCTTCTTCTGCGGCTGCCTCTTCGACGATTGGAAATTTCTTGACTCCTGCGAAAGCGGAGATCTGCATACCAATAACGCCAAGCTCATTTGGCCGGAGCGTCCCTGGACCGGAGATGCCAGCAAGGATAAGGAGTTGGCAAGCCAGATCTTCTACCGAGATTTCTCCTTCCGAGACATGGCCAAGAGAGGTGGGCACTTGTCGAACTACTACGGCACCGCTTGGACAGCAGCCCGCAGCCTCAAGGTTCCAGGGGAAATCATGGAGGAGTTCCAGGCCAGATATATTCGCGGGGGCAGGGATCGGAAAGGAAGGGAGATTGAGCCAGCGTACGGCTGCATCGCCCGCTGGTGGCAGTGGACAGCCCAACAGTTGCAAACAACTCACACCCTAGTCACTCCCTTCGGGCGCCAAAGGCACTTCTTCGGCAGGCCGGGGGACGACACCACCTTGCGGGAGGCTATTGCCTTCTTGCCCCAAAGCACCACCGCCG